TTGCATAGCAGCCATGTTGTTTGGGTTAACCCCTCCCTTTTCTGGATCTGCGCCCATAGTAATAAGCAGAATAACATTCTCTACTGTGCGAGTAATGGATTGATCCATTTTCTTCAATTCAAGCTTTGCATTAATATCGTCTAGCACAGGGAATCCAAATGGTATGGCAAAAGGCTCATAATCTTGTTTCTTGTAGAAAGAGAAAGAAAGTCTCTGAGGATCTAGGTCTATGCTAATACCGTTGTTGTTAAAGGAACCTGTCCTAATAGACTCTTTTATTTCATCATCTAAAGCGTTAAATATATCTATATCCTCTTCTGTTTGTGGATTGGCTAGTCGAGCAAGCTCATATTCAGATAAGACCTTCTGATATACTCCTCCATAAGTAAAAGTCGTTGCCCTCTTAGCTATGACATCATATGGATTAAGCAAAATATATTTCAAAGGGATTTTATTAGTAGAAGTACCAATCGTCCCTACTTGATTAATAAGTCTAGCATAATCATCAGCTTTAAATTTTCCGTCTACACGGTAAAGGAAAACATTACCACTACGATAATACTCTCTAAAATATTGATCTTTCAGGGCTATAATGTTAACTTTTTTAAACCATTCGTAAAAGAACTCCCTGCTCTTTTTAGAGCCACCTTCTAAGTAGATATCAGTGTTGGTGAACTCTGACATAATATCTATTGCGTTTCGGAATACAGCTACGTTGCAATAAGCTTTTTGACAAAGTTCTATAGCATCTCTGCAGGTAATGCCCTCAGAAGAGTATTCGTAAGGTAGTAACCCTGAACGGATACTTGAATATCGATTATGCAAATTAGTATAAGCGGCACGATTAGTCCTAGAGCCTGAGAAGCCGCTAGTTGATGCCCCTTGTCGTCTAGCCTCAGATGTATTACTATAAGAAGCATCTGAAGTGTAAAACGGCTCGCCTAGTAATTCAGGGGAAGCCTCTTCTGTATTATCACTAGCTTGTGAAGGATGATCTGAAATATTGAATTTCTTCCAATACTCGGAGCGCTTAGTATATTTTCTTTTAGACATGAGATACAAATTATCTTACACCTCAAAGTTAACTTTCAACTTTTAAAAGTTAAGAAATAAACATTGGAGTGAAGGTGTTCTGTTGGTCTGATATGTCATCCGATTCCATATCGAAAACAACATTCATCATCCAGTTACCTAGAACTAAGGCAGAATAAGAATCTTTACGGGCTTTATCCGCACCAGTCTGCTTTCTGAGGTTAGGGGGTAGGTCAAAGCTCTGCGTCCCTTGTGCAGAAGTCGTAATTTGGACCATAGCGCACTGAACTTTGATTAAATCCATCATATCTCTTTGATGCTCTACGAAGTCGATCATCCTCGCACCTTTTGGTCCTTTTTCATTTGTATCGTTTCTTATAAATTTTAATTGATCGATTGGAACTCTAGACTTTCTTTGATTGTTGTAGTCATCATTCATTGCTGCACCAGCGAAGAATATACGTTTGTGGTCAAAAGCTGATTGTAGGGATTCATTAGCTAATCTAATCCAAGCAGATGTAGGCTTCCTCAAGAAAACAAACTTTTTATCTGATTTGTTATATTGATTCTTAAGCCTTCTTAAGTTCTTATTGTAATCTTTTGATTTGTCTAAATCAGCCTCTATTACTCCTACATTCAAATTCTTCCTTTTGAATATCTCACTTTCATTACAAGAGTTGATAAATTGTACTCCACCGTTGTAATCTCCTACCACAGCTGATATATTGAAGTGTGTAAGTACATAAGCCATATATTTTATATGAGTTTTCAGGCTAGCTCCTGATAAAGCGTAGCTGTGAACTATTGTCCCTTTTCTCGTCTGCTTGTTTATTTTTATGAGAAGCATAGCAAAATCATCAGAACTTTCACTTTCAGACCACGATGGGTCAAAAGCTAAGATGTATTCGTCTTTAGGGTTGCCCACTACTTCTACAGATTGACCTTCTCCATCTGGGACCGTGCAAGCCGCCATCTTACTAACCTTAAAGTATCCAGAGCTGTCATCAGTGAAAATAGCTCCAAACTCTCGGTCAAACTGAGATTGGCTCATTGTTGATTTAGATTGGTTGATTAAGCTTTGATCATAAAGTTGTTCTGGCGCACAATCATAACTAAAATGCATTATCGTTCTATGCGCTCCATCTTGATTGTTCTCATTTAATATTAAAGCTTCGTATTTTTGATATATTTTATAAAGATATTCAAATTTATAAGAAGCAGAAGACAAACCAATAATTTTGTTGTTTGGCCACCGTTTTCTTTCTTCTTCCTTCATTTTCCCCTGCTCTATCATCTTAGTCTCTAGATCGTAGACTTCCTGTCTTTCAGTAGGATTCTCCACAACAGACAAGAAGGGGATAATAACCTCATTGTAAATCTTTTCGGGCATCAGCAATAATTCGTCAATAATCATCCGTTGGAAACGAAAACCCCTCAACTTTTCTCCGTCACCCAAAGGTAACGCTCTTATGCTGCTTCTCCCTATCTCCATAACCCATTCGTCATTCATCTTAGATGTGCGAGTTATACACTGAGAGAAGAATGCAGCTTTAGGGCTTTTTGCGATATCTTCTATCTTTTTAAAAATCATTTTAGACTGTCGAAAAGACTTCGAGATGATACCTATCTGAACACCTTGATTAAAAATAGCGTCTAAGAGCGCGAAAACGCCTGTAGAGAAGCTTTTGGACATTCCGCGACTCCAGATCCCCAAAAAGTAATCGGACTCCATCATGGACTTGATAGCCATATGCTGGAAAGGGAATAATTTTACCCCTGTAAGCAATTCACAAGCAAAAGAAGGATTCTCTCTAAAAAATTTATAAAGAAGTATCTTAGCTTCCGCTTCTTCTAAATACCCCTCTTTTTCTAGAATGAGTTTGTTTATATCCTTGTACTCTCTGTGGAGCTTCTGTTTTCCTGTTTCCCAAGCCATCTTTTTTAATTTCTTTGTCCCAAAAATATTGAAGGTCTACTTCCCAGAGCTTCTTTCCTAAAACAAGGATTTTGGGTATAAGCTCCTCGCTTTTCTCTCTAGAGCCACTAAACACAAATTGACAGCAATCAGTATACTCAGATTGTATAGAACGCATCTGATGATAAACATAATCTAGTTTAAACTTCTTGAAGCCTTTTTTATTGGTGGCCCACATATCATCGAAGGCTGTTTCTGTAACTATATAAAGATAACAACCAATAGATCTGCACCTTTCTAACTCTTTTATAAAACGCGAATAGCCATTTGTAATAGTAGAGCAAAAATCCTGGTAAGACTTCCTATCCACAAATGTATAGTCATATAGATCACCCCCTACGGCATAGTCGCCCACATCCAATTTCAATGAGTCAGAATTGATAAAAGATAATGGCTGTTGTTCCCTAGTGTCAATTAGTATAGGTGTATCACTATAATCTTTTTGAAAATCTTTTGGTAAAGACGCTGATAGCATGGGGAGCATATCGATATGCTGACAGGTTTCACGATAACTGCCGAACATCTGTTTGCAGATGTCGATGTCGGGCAGACCACCCGTTAGTAGGTAAGTGGACGGCGGACCTGCTTGAATGCCCTTGGCTCCCAGCTTTTCTTTTAAAGACTTTTTTATAAATTCTCTAACCTCTTCTCGCGGAGCCTGATCGCACCACTTTTTCATATTAGATATATTGATGAAGTCAGTAGCGAAATACTGATCGTAATTTTTAAATGGTATAAGCTCTTGAGTCAGCTTGTCTCGTCTGTTATAGTTCTTGACATAGTATTCCCCTAAGAACATATCGTGAGCTTTTACATGGGTGTGTAAACTCCTTCTGCTCTTGAACTCCCTATCGCACTCCTGACATTTAAATTGCATCTTCTTGACTTATTCCTAGAACTCTAGCTTTCCACTCCGCCATTCCTTCAAGCCTTTCAGCTTCTTCTTTGATTGATTCTTTTTGCATCTCAGCTATTCGGACCATCGTCTCTCTTTCTTCCTGCTCTTGGAATAATTGCACAATAGCGAGAAAAGATGCGTTTTCCTTATGCATTTTCTTCATGCGCTCTCCCCTGTCGCCTTGAAGCTTCTTTGTAAGGTTCTCGATGCGGGTTTCGCATTGATGATACTCACTGCTCTTTGTCTTGATGATTTCCGCTAAGCGGATAGACATTTCTTGCTGCTCGTCTGCCTCATCGAACATGCTGTTCAATTTATTAAGATGAGCGCTAATAACTTCTAAATTTATAACTTCTTTGCAGACGTTTAGATAAAGATTCAATTCGTCAGCGGTTAAGTCGGGTTTATCCCATGTTAGTCTAACAAATTCATGTTCGAACAACACCCTATCCTCTTCATTCAGAAAATTGTTGATAATTTTTAGAAATCTAGAGTTAGAAAGGTTTATCTTTAACCTATCTATACAAATTTGTTTCTGCCTATTGAGCTTCTGCTCGTTTAATACTAGCCCTGTGGCATCATTTATTTTTTTTATGATTCGCGAAGGAGATTTCGGAGAAATATAAGAATTTAAAGCTCCAGAATCTTGAGACGGTAAAATATCTGGGTTAACCTCTCTAATTTTTTCCAGAACTACACGTTGCTCAGAACTCAGAGGTTTCACGTTCCTAGACGGGAAAACTATCTTG